CGGTATGGCGGCACGAGTACGGGCATTGGATCGATAAAAACAATCGCGTCGCAGGGCAGGATCCTAACTCCGGGTATCTATCGGGCGAGGCATGGGAAGAGATTAAGAAAGACCGCAGGACGATAGCAGCGACAGAAAATGATGCGTACAAAAAGTATCGCGAGGACTACGCAAAGCTCAACGAGCAGCCTATGTCCGTAGGCGAGTTTCAGCGAGAGCTTAAGTCTGAGTGGCTAACAGCAGACGAGTTATTTAAGATCATTGATGAAAAAGGCATAGAGTTAATCAAAACCGATCAACCTCGAGCGAGGATGATTCTTGCTGCGGTGCGGAATAAGTACCTAGGCGGGGAGGCTAATTTTAACGCCGGTATAGCCAAGCTATTCCATTATCTGTCGCAATCCACGCAAGAAGGTCTAATGTTCGCTGACTTTATCGAGGCGGTTACGAACGCCGCGAGCGGTTTCGGGCACGGGGCTTCGTACTATCAAAAGTATCCGAATGTCGGCGGGTTGCGCAGCGGCGTAAGGTCGGGGCATACAACCGAAGCGTATGCTAACTATACGTCTCTAATTGGCGGGAAGAACGGCAAGATTTGGAGGAAGATCCTAGAAAACTTCGCCCCGCTTACCGTTAAAAAGTTCGACCAATTAACAGAAGAAGTCGGAAAGAAGGTTAAGCATGATCGACCTGCCTATTATTCCAATGTTCGACAACGTTCGAATGAATCGAGCGTTCGACAAGTACCTAGGTCACTTCGGCACGGCTTCGGAGATTGGCCTCTTTGGGGTCAAGACCGACGGGAAAGCCGCAGAAATCTTTGAAAAGCTTGTCGATAATGCTATCTTGTCTAACAAGAGGCTTGCCGAAAACGAGCTTGGGGAGATGTTTAACGACGTACCATTCCCCGGCGGGGATATAGTCTATTGATTGTTATCTTCTACTAAGGTACAGTTCCGCCATGCCTATTCCAAAGCCACGAGCCGACGAATCCGAGTCTGACTATATGGGGCGCTGCATGGGCAGCGAGAGCGTACAGTCGGAGTTTCCAGATCGTGAGCAGCGCATCGCCGTCTGCATGAGCACGTTTAGCGAAGGCGGGAAGAGCGAGAGCCTTATGGATTACGAGTGCAATACCATGCACGTTTCCGCCGAGATTAAGGCGGAGGACGGCGAGGGCGGAACCTTTAGCGGGTACGGCTCGATCTTCGGCAACGTCGATTTAGGGCAGGATGTAGTCGAAAAGGGGGCGTTCGCTCGCTCGATTGCAAAGCGTGGCGCTCGTGGAATTAAGCTCCTCTATCAGCATCGTATGGATGAGCCGATCGGCATCTTCGAGGAGATTACCGAAGATGAGCGCGGGCTTAAAGTTAAAGGCCGTCTCGCGATGGGTACACAGCGAGGGCGGGAAGCATACGAACTCATGAAGATGGGCGCTCTCGACGGCCTGTCTATCGGGTATCGACTCGAGCCGAAAGGCTATACCTACGACGCCGACAAAGGCCGTCGGTATCTTAAAGAAGTCGACCTAATGGAGATTTCAGCCGTTACCTTCCCAATGAACCCTCGAGCGAGGGTGTCTGCGGTTAAGGGTGCGGATTGGACGGTCAGGCAATGGGAAGTTTTCTTGCGGGACGCAGGGAGCCTTTCTCGCTCTGAGGCGAAAGCGGCGGCAGGCGCTGTTGCGAAAGCTCTAGGTCTGCGGGAAGCAGATGAGCAAGACGCGCTTCAGTCTTTGAAGCGACTACAAACACTTTTATCGAGGTAATCATGGCAGAGGATCTTAAATCCGCCGTGGATGCTGTCGCTGGCGCATTCGAGCAGTTCAAGAGCGCAAACGACGAGCGTCTTAAGGCTCTGGAAAAGAAGGGAAGCGCCGACCCGCTTCTCGACGCGAAGCTTGCCCGCATTGAGTCTGAACTAAATAAGTTCGAAGATATCAATCAGAAGCTTACGCAAGCCGCCCTTTCGCAGAAAGATATCGGCGAAAAACTTGCAAACTTCGAAACGATGCTTAAGCGCCCCGGCGCTGGTGTTGAGTCGAAGCAGATCGACTACTCGATGAAGAGCTTCGAGAAGTGGATTCGCAAGGGCAAAGAAAACATGGAGCCGGAAGAGATTAAGTCTCTCTCGGTATCGAATGATACGAGCGGCGGCTTCCTTGCCCCCGAAGAGTACGTTCGAGAACTCCTAAAAACCGTTACCGAAATTAGCCCGATCCGTTCGGTTGCCCGCGTTCGTCAGACCACGCAAAAAGCGATCAAGATGCCGACTCGTTCCGGCACCTTCGCGGCGCAGTGGGTTGCCGAGCAGGGAACCCGTGCGGAAACGACCGGCTACACGACTGGGCAGGAAGAAATTCCGACCCATGAAATGTACGCTCTCGTTGACGTATCGGAGCAGCTTCTCGAGGATAGCGTGTTCGATGTTGAAGCGGAAATGTCGGCGGAGTTTGCCGAGCAGTTCGCTAAGGCAGAGGGCGCGGCCTTTGTAAGCGGCAACGCGATCGGGAAACCCGAGGGCATTCTTACGAACGCCTCCGTCGGTTCGACGAACTCCGGCAATGCTTCGGCTCTTACCGCTGACGGGCTTATTACGCTCGTTCATGCGATTAAGTCGGACTATGCTCGGGGCGCGACGTTCCTGTTTAACCGGACTACGCTCGCTGCGATCCGTAAGCTTAAAGACACCGCTGGTCAGTACGTCTTTCAGCCCGGAATGCAGATTATCGCAGGTGTGCCGAATACAATTCTCGGCTACCCCTACGTCGAAGCGCCGGATATGCCGGATGTATCCGCCGGAACGAAGCCCGTCGCCTTCGGTGACTTCCGCCGTGGCTACATGATCGTTGACCGCGTGAGCCTTGCGGTTCTGCGCGATCCGTTTACGCAAGCGACCTCGGGCAATGTCCGTTATGTCGCTCGCCGTCGGGTTGGTGGTCAGGTCATCATGGCGGAGGCGATTCGTCTCCAAAACGTTGCAAGCTAAGGGGTAAGCCATGCAAGACCTTTCCAATAAGACCGCAGCGGTTGTATCGCTCGCTCCTGCTAACCGTACCGCCGACGCGAACGGTACGGGCGTTGACTTGCAGTTCTTCGAGTCTGCGCTCGTTATCGCTCAAGCCGGGGCCGAGGGCGATACCCTTTCGGGTTCGCTCTACATCCAGTTTAAGCTCGAGCATTCCGACGATGATTCGACCTATGCTGCGGTCGCGCAAGCGGACGTAGCGGACGGTACGATCTCTTCGGGCGGGGTGTTCGCATTGATGGATACCGGGACGGAAGCCCCGGCTGTGCATCAACTGAGCTACATCGGCGGCAAGCGGTACATTCGCGTTGTAGACGACCGCACCGGAACCCATACTAACGGCACGCCGACCTCGGCTGTTGTTGTTAAGGGTAACCCGCGTCACGTCTAAGAAGGAGGCGGGCTACATCCGTAGCCCGTTGCAAAGCCTATGTCTATTCGGATGATGATGGCTTGTAGGGGTGCGGCGGACGCTCATGGGGCGTCTGTCCGTACCTACGAAGTCGGCGAGGTAATCCCTACGGGCCTCGCATGGCAGAAGAAGCTTGCGGACGCTTTCCTCGAGATGGGCGTTGCTGTACGAGTCGAGGAGGGAGAGTTCGCGCAAGAATTTAAGGCCATCCAGAAACGAGGAAGGCCGCGTAAGGAATAAAGGGCATGGCAAAAGTACGGCTAGTAGCTGGCGATACAGGCCCGCAGCTTAAGCTAACGATCACGGAAGATCCTAGCGGTACGCCAGTCGACCTTACGAATGCTACCGGGCGCTTTCTCTTACGCGCCGTCGGCGGAACTACGATTCTCCTTACAAAAACGCTTACCATTAACTCTGGCCCCGGTGGGGACTCGGATGATGGCGTTTGCTATGTGGTCTGGTCGGCGGGCAATCTTAATCAGCCCGCCGGAGACTATGAGGCAGAAGTCGAGATTACGATGCCGAGCGGTTTAGTTCAGACCGTTTTCGAGCCATTAGAGATCCGCCTCCGCGCTGATTGGGATTAAATGCCGAAGCTTCGCGTAAGCGTTACGCCGCTATATTTATCGGCGGCAGCGAGCGCGGATGAGCTTCGTGCAGGGGTTAGTGCGCAGGTATTTTCCGCCACAACTCAATCAAACGAGTTCCGGGCGCTAGTTAGCGCGGCTATATGGCAGATCAAGGCCGCCGACGTTGCTCTTGCGGAGTGGATCGAGTTCCTTACGCTAGCGGACTCTTTCGGCATTACAGAGTCGATAAGCAAGCAAGTCTCTAAAGCGCTGGCTGATTCCGCCGCTCTATCGGACGCGATTAACTCGTTCCTGATCGGGCTTAATCGTAGCGATACCGCCGTATTTACGGAAGCAGAGGTTCGCGCTTTCGGTAAGGTCTTACAAGACTCTGCAAGCCTCTCTGAAGCGCTTGCTATCGCATTGTCTAAGGTTCTTGCTGACTCCGCGACGGTTGCGGAAGATAAAGCGCTCTCGGTTAGTAAGCCTCTCGCCGACGCCGCTTCGGCATCCGATCTCCGTGTGAATCATTTTACGAAGGTCGCGTTCTCGCCGTATGCCGAGGATTACTTCTTCGAGGATTACACAGAGGCGACGGACTATATTTATTTCTCGGAAGGTAAGACGTTCGCAATCTCGAAGGTCTTGGCGGATACGGTAAACGCAACGGATGACGTAAACGGGGTTCTGGCGGACGACGACCAGACGCTCGGGATCTTTAAGTCGCTCGATCATGTTCTATCTCTCGCTGAGAGCAAAGCTTTTGCCCTATCGCGCCCCGCGAGCGATTCGTTCGTTGTAGCGGATAGCGCTGCACTTACCCCCGGAAAGAATTTTAGCGACGGGGGGAGTTTTGGGGACGCGCAGACTCTAGCGATAGGGCTAGGAAAAGCCGAAACGGTAAGCGTTACAGAGGCCGCTATCCTCGCGGTAAGCATTTCCGCTTCGGATAGTGCGAATCTGTCGGATTCTGTTGGGATTGGCTACGGGTTAAATCCGGCGGATAGCGGTAGCTTTACAGATGCGCGAGTCTTTAATGTTTCGCTCGCAAAGTCTGAGGCTCCAACAATCGCAGATGCCTTCGCGTATAGCGGGGCAAAGGCACTATCGGATTCGGCTAGCGTCGCAGAGAGCGCGGCGATACAATTCTCTCGGCCAGCGTCTGACTCTTTAAGCGCTTCTGACGCTAAAGTCTTGGCCTTCGGGCAGAACAAGAGCGATACCGCGACCTTTACCGATGCCGGTAGCCTGCTGAATCAAGACTACACCGAAGCCTTCTATTTCGCCGAAGATTACGTCGGCACCTCTCGAACCTTCTAAAAGGAATCATCATGATTAACGACAAACTAAAGATGACTGGCGACGTATCGCTCTTGCTTAAAGGGCCGGATGGTCAAGTTAAGGAGAGCCGCGAGATTAAGAATCTTGTGGTTAACGCCGGTCTTGCTTACGTTATCTCGCGTATGGTTGGAACCGCCAAGGCGGTTATGTCGCACATGGCGCTAGGCTCCGGCACGACCGCAGCGGCGGCGGGTAATACAGACCTAGAGACGCTTCTCGGCTCTCGAGAGGCGCTCGATAGCACGACGATCAGCGGATCGAACAACGAGAAGGTGATCTACGTTGCTAGTTTCGAGGCCGGGGACGCGACGGGCGCTGTGACCGAGGCGGGCATCTTTAATGCGTCAAGTTCCGGCGATATGCTCTGCCGTACCGTGTTTGCCGTAGTGAATAAGGGCGCGAATGATTCGCTTACGGTAACTTGGACGATTACCCTCGCCGCTTCCTAATCATATCCGCCGAGTTGGAGTAAGAAATGACGACTATTGTTACCCGTGCTGGCAAGGGGACGCCCCTTACCAATAATGAAGTTGATACTAACTTCACCAATCTCAACACGGATAAGCTCGAACTCGGCGGAACGTTCTCGTCTGGAACAGCAAACAGTGTTTTGTTTCTCAACGGCTCCAAAGCCCTGACTACCGGGAGTGCGCTGACGTTTGATGGGACGAATTTACTTAACGATCAAAGCACCGCGTCGCCAATCGGGATTCGGCTGCGTAATGGAAGCACAAGCACGTCCGCAGGAACTCGCGTTGCCTTTGAGTTTGGTGGGACTACTACAGGCTATATCGGCAATCAGTTTGATGGCGGTGACTTTAATACGCAGTACATGGCCGTTCAGAATCACATTTGGTTTAGGGGTGCGTCCGAAAAAATGCGCCTGACCGATACAGGTCTGAAGGCATCTATTGCTGGCACTAACGCTGATCCTGTTTTCTCTTACACCTCTGACACTAACACCGGCATCTTTTTCCCCGCAGCAGACAAGCTAGGGTTTGTCGCTGGCGGCGGGTCAGATCAGATGGTGCTGACCACCACAGGTCTGGGTATTGGGACGAATAATCCTTCGGGCTTCTTGGCGAACAAACTTGTAATTGCAACCGGCGGGACTGCCAACGAGGGTATTACAATTTACAGCAGTTCTAACAATGGGTCACTTTGGTTTGCTGATGCTACCACTGGGGCAGGACGTTATGCCGGAGGAATTGATTACCAACACGCAACAAATGAATTGATTTTTTATTCCAACTCACAAGGAAATATGCGTCTCGACTCCTCCGGCAACCTCGGCTTAGGGGTAACGCCGAGTGCGTGGTTCAGCACAATAAGAGCATTGCAAATTGGCTCTGTCGGAGGGGCTTTTATTTCCGGTAATACTTCAGCAGGTGGTGGCTCTACCATTGGTCTAAATACATACTTTGATGCCGCAGCAGCAACTGCACGGTACGGCGCATCATCGTTTGCATCTAGATACACGCAGCTAAACGGCGCTCATGAGTGGTACACCGCCCCCTCCGGCACCGCAAACGACCCCATCACCTTCACCCAAGCCATGACGCTGGATGCAAGTGGGAATTTGCTGGTGGGGGAAACCGCTCGGGCTTATCTGTCGCGCTTTACGCTGTCTTACGACCCAGCATCGACAAACGGGCCGATTTTCTTGGACAACCGATCTTTTGGCATTGACAGAGGTGGGTCGCTGTGGCTTGGCGGTCGGTACAACTCCTCTAACGATTACCGCCCCTACGGCGGAATTACTGCCCGTAAAGAAAACGGAACAGATGGGAACAGCGCGGGGTACTTGGCTTTTGCCACAAACAACAACGCCGCAGACGCCACCGAACGCGCCCGCATCTCCGCAGACGGAACCTTCCGAGTAAAGGGAGCAGGCACCGCAGGCAGTACGGACGCCTTCCAAGTGGCGGGTACTGCCCCGGCATCAGCCATGACGCTAGATGCGAGTGGCGACCTTGCAATTGGCGACACGGCAACTAACGGCATTCGTCTCAGTGCTGTAAAAAACAATCCAACTCGCGGAATTATTGCGCACATTTACAACATTGGAACCTCTAGTCTGAC